GAGGTCTACAATCCTCAAATTTTATTTATCCTGGCCTACCATTAGATCTTACGTCAGCCAGTTTTCATTTTCTTTAATAATTATAATATTCCGGTGTCTCCTCCGGACTTTTTATTTTTAAACCATTACCGGAGTGTTTGTTAAGCAACCACTCCCTATGATATTCCACACCAGCCGCCTGTGCATCCCTCAAGCATAGCCAATCGACATTACTCCAATGTGGTCTTTCGGTTTTAAACCTATTCGGCCCACTCACAAGATATGATTGACATTCCATTTGAGACGCACTAGGTAGCTGTTTACACTTACTCAAATGAGAAATAGCCCCACACTTTAGACACCTATCATGTCTACGGGCCCTACGTTTAGCACTACTTTTACTATTACCCAAGAACGGCTCACCCATAGCGATGCCCAAACCACCTAAATTTCGACAGCCTGTTCGCCAACAGAAGATTGCGCAGCAAAGACTCCCTTGGCACCTTCAGTGCGAAAAAGTCGAGAGTGTAAACTTTGTATAACCTGAGCCTCGCTTACGCTGATGTTGAGCAAATCCAAACCCTTCGAGAAGTCAAAGCAAACCTGAGGTTCTCTCTGCCCCAACTTAGCTAACTTTAGAGCCAATTGAGAGTAAGAACCCCAGGTGACCGCACGAAGTAGATAGGATCTTGCCTCTTCTGCAAACGGGTCACAAAACTGTCTTAAGGTGCTTCCGGCTATCGGTTCGTTATCTGCACTCTTCCCAAGGCCCTTGAGGGCTAACACAAATGACCTTAGTGGGAATGCGATACCTTTGGTGAAGTCCGCTCTTGTACAATCCCTATTATGTAAAACTACAGATGCAGGATATACTGCTTTATTACTGGTCCCGATTAATGCTATGTGGCCAAACACCCCCTCCAGGACCTCCGAGAGAGTATCTGGTTTGTCCAATCTGTCCTTGACCTCAGTATAAGCCCCGAGGAGCGTTATCACTGCGGTCCTTCTGGCTGCCCGTTCCATTAACTTGGATCTTCTTTATTGCCTCTCTGACCTTTAACATAACCTGGTCTTCCTCCTGCTCCATGGTTAGATCTTCATTTATCATGCTTGGTTGCTCCAGCTTCAACTCCAAACGCGTTGTGTCCAAGAATTTGGCGTTAATCAGCGGTTGATACATTGCTTTATTGTTGTTCCGCAAGAGGCATTTAGTTTCCATGCTATTATCCAGTTGGCGCACGACACTCATCATGTTTATCGCGATGGGATGCACCTTGTCTTTGAAATCAAGCCCACCTAGCTTCACATTCATAATAAGTGAGAATCCATTCATCACATCCTCCGAGCAAACACAGAAATTCGGGAAGCAACTAAATGCAGATAGACCCTCGGACATCTTGAAGTTAAAGCACATCAATTCTTTTCCGCCAATTCCTCCTCTTCTACCGTCAGTTAGAGTCACAACGCCCTCCCCTGGCAAGTCGTTTCCCAAAGGCATCACCCCAACGACCAGGCAACCTATATGCAAGAGAGGGTATTTTTCGGGTTCCATCGCATTCTTCAGATTCTCGTCAGCTAACTCCAATACGCAATGAACGGTCTTGTTCTTGACACTCAATTCTTTGACCATGGCTGCCTTCTGCACGCGCGCGGGGAACATCCTCTCCATAGCACCAATGTCATATATTTTTCCTCGTTCCACCACTTTCCCCATATCTTTGAATGACTCCATCTTTCTAGCTTTCGAACCATCAAATACCCGAATTTCTTTCACTGAGGGCCCCATCAAACGCTCTTCTGATGCATGCTCGTCGCTTGTCATTCTTTGGTTGGGTGTAAAACTCGCCATGGTAAGTGCTGTAGTGTAAACCGCTGGAGTATCTGGGAGGCACTATCTCCACAATCCTCGGACCAATAAATAGCAGAACGTCCTTCTCTTCACAGGTCAGCTTTTTGAAATTGAGGATGTTATTCACTGTCGAACTCAAATTCTCGGGTGAGAAATTGTCGTTCGCTACCTTCTTTAAATCCTCAACGCTCAAGGTGCCTCTCGATCGAATGTGAAAATCCACCAAGCTTTCTCCCTTAATGTCTGCAAGCAGAAAGAATTCCTCCTTAGTGTATCTGTGATAACGCAGGAAAGACTTTAGCAGCACAACTCCACTATCCGCCACTTTATTTAAACTACTAATTTATTAAATGCCGATCTATACCTAATCTGATCATACTTGCTACTGCTACCGAAACTAACTAATGGAACAAGAACTTCCAATCATCCTCCTCGTCAGATGCAACATCGCCACTTCCAGAGAAGATTTCTGCAACACCCCTGCTCAGCTGGTGCTTATGCTTTATGATTCTCCTTGTGAGCTCGCTTTGGGCATCAAGATCGATATCCAAGTCATATAAATTGTCACCAACCCTATAACCGAACGATGCTTCCAATGCGTAATTATCCATACATTCTTTGAGGTTGCCCTTTTCAATGGCGGCTTTCCATCTGTCCAGCAACAAATTCGGATCTTTGATAATACCATAGACAGTCATTCTCCACCCGCAGAATAGTGGATCTCTTGATACCCTCACTTTTGCCACCAGTTTGATTATTTTCTTGTCCTCGATGAAGTGATCATATGCGTGACTAACCGTAAGCACTCTTGGAGAAAACATGTCATCACCAGCGAACGCTATGGGTGTTTCTGGTGTTATTTCGTACCGCATTATTGTGTATGCAATGTTGCAGCATGTGTTCAAGAAAAACGTACCGAACTCACCAGAGAATCTCATGACCTGGAGGCTACCTAATTTGCAACCTATCATCAGTTTGAGTTCCTTGTATTCCTCCACCAATTCCTCTGGCCAATGCAAATATCTCAGGAGGGCAACCTCGAACGCTAATATAGTCCCATCTTGGCTCTGATCAAAAGCTTCATAGTCAGAGTCTGTTCCAACCTGCTCCGTCATATGCTCTTTGCACCATTCATCAAGGTCCTCAAATCTCTTTTGGGTGAATATCAACCAATTTTGTGGCAAAAGATTGCTCATTGTTTTCTCGCTCTGTCTTATTATTGCTCCGAATCTATACAGCACAGAGTGAGAAAAACAAGCAATTAGCTGCCCTGCCTTGGCATCTACCCCCCTCTTTTCCATCTTTGTACACAGTTGCTGCTTCAAAAAGATCTTAACGTAGTTTGAGGGCCAATCCGGGTCACTGCGATCTTGATGGGCGGCAATTAGTTTGCTGGCCTTTTGAGCACGTTTCTGGATAAATTCTTGCTCGCTCGCTTCCAGTGGACTCACCCATGGACTATCTGGCATCCCTAGGAACTCTCTCATCTTCCTGAACATCTGCTCACCGTAACACACCTTTCTTTCATAGCTCCTTTTGTTCCTCTCATAGTCTGCAAAGCGTAGTCGTTTCTTCACGGACATGAAAAAGGTGGTGTCATCCGCGTGCTTATGGTCGAGGTATCTGCTTCTGTAACTAAGTGGACCCACCATAGTGAATTCGCGCGTAGATCCTACATCGTCAATCTGGTCAGAAGATCCCGTGTGCTCAGATACATATTCTCTCTCTTCTTTCCCTTTTAGCGTGCTGGAGTATAAGGTGTTGCTCTCCTCACTGATAAACAAATGAGTACGCATAGCCTCCTCTGCACTCCACTCTTCAGCCATTTCTTCCTGCTCGAACTCATCATCGAAGCAGAGGTTACCTAATCCAAGCAGGTAAGGGTCATTCGCCAACTTCTCTTCAATGCTCTCCATGTTACTCACGAGATAGGGACTGTAATGGCAATTGAAGCTCTTAAGACGCAAGCTCAGTTCACTCTTCAGCTCAGACAAGGTTATTCTACGTCCATTTTGCACCGCATTTAGGAATGAACATCCCTGGGTCTTCTTTGCATCCACCATGAAGCTATTTCTTGATCTAGTCATGGCAACCATCATCGTGCCATTTTTGATATGCCTAAGGCCCTTGTCCTCAATCAGCCTCACATCTTGGAAACTCAGACCTTGACTCTCTCCCACGGTGTAAGCCTTATCTCGCCCGACCAGACCTTCCCTTGAACACACCAGCACCTGTGCATCTTTCTTTTTACTTTGGGCGTTCCCATCCCCATAGCAATTTATTTCAAAGAGATTTTGGTTGGTTGGCAGCCTGTAAGAGTACATTAAATAGTTCACCGTGCCGCACAACCTAGAGAAGATATCGGGGGTTCCACCCAACTTTAGCCTGTCATCTTGGTTATAATATTGCGCTTGTAGAGGATCACCTAGCACGACTACACATTCCCAGTCGCTGGCGCAGACTATGAAATCCAGATACCCCTCAGGAAACAGGTCGATCTCATCCACTACCACGTTTTTGAATTTATGTAAAGAGAAAAGTGCCTTCTCATAAGTTTCACATGCATGCTTCTTATGGACTTTCTTCTGCCAATCCAACTTAAGAGCTTTCCTGGGACTTATAATTAATGTTTGTGGTGAACTCTCGAAGCTCAACACAGTTTGCGTGTAATGACTTTTTCCGCTTCCAGCGAACCCACAACTCATCATTATCTCTTGCTCACAAGATTCTAGGTGGGCCCCCATAAGCTTCTCTTTGATCACAACCCCCGTCTCGTGTGCTGTGAATGCATTCACTAGGTTCTTGGCGTATTCTTTCTTTGCACTGAAGGTCACCACACTAGTTTCGGGATTTAGGAGCATGGCGCTCTTAAGCCCTCTAGATGTGCATACTCTATCACTCAGCTCCACATGATCACCTTCAACATAGAGGTTTATCTCTTTAACCACTCCATCCATTCTAAAGCCACCGAATTCGCTATGCACGCACCCTGATAGTGAAAGGGCTTTGCAACATCTCATCAAAGTAGATAAGGAGACACCCCCGCTCTTCAACGCTAATGCCGCTCTTTTGTCCTCACCAAGGACCTTGGCTATTATGGTCTCATGATTCAGACCTAGGTGGGCGCTCAATGCATTAAGGGCGCACACCTTCCTTCCTTTGGTTAGACCCCCAACTGCGGTATCCTCTTCCTCGTCCTCCTCTTCATATGAGCTGATGCTGCCCTCACTTTGTTCCTCGAGTACTCTGAGTGGTCCTTCTGGGTCATGCACCTTTGTGCTTCTGAATGTGTACGAGGTGCGCGAATTGGTGCATCCACTTACCCCATGCCTGTGGCTTGTTTGACACCCATTTGGCATCATCAGGTGATCACCCTCTTCAAGCACTATCTTCATGCTACCTTGCTTGCATTCGATGTTGAAGGTGCAGCTTCCGGATTGGTTCCATGTCAAGATGCTATTCCCAGCCGGATAGCATGATTCGTTATCCTTGTGTAACTTTAATTCTGCACCTGCATCGTATCGTTGCACCAGGCAGTGATCGAAGGAAGTTGACTCATACCCCAATGAATTGATGAGTGTATTTAATTCAGTAGGCCACCCTCTGCTGGCGTGAGATGCTCCTGTATATGAGTAAGACTCGCCTGATCTTGAGAAGAACCATGCTTCCCTATTTTTAAGCTTGTCTCCCCGGGTTAGCTCCAGACCACGCCCTTTGAAGTTACCCACTTCAAATCCCATGCCACATATGCATTCAATTTTATCCGTGCCACCTTCTTTGTTGGAGGTTATTTCTTTTGTCCTTTGACTCACCTCATTGCTCTTTTGCCCATTGTCCAGATTCTTTCTCTGCAGATACTCCTCATGGGTAATCAGCCCGTTCCGCAGACTATCTTCGTCATTGATCCCGGCTATCAACTTCACTTCCCTCACGAGCCCCCATTCTTTGCTGACCCAAACGAAACATTTACTCATTGGGTTCTTGAGGTCATTGTGAAAGATGACAGGGGACTCATAAGCCTTTGGTGGGTTCCTGTAAAAGTTCCTCAATCTCCCCACATACTCCATGAATTCGAATAGCCCCACATCAATTCTGGGTAGCACCACAGCCGGATTATCATAGGGGGCGGGCTCTCTTCCATTTCTCCTAATCTCGTTCAAGATCAAATCTCCATTCAGTTCTTCATCCATTGTACTTTCCGATAGCACTGGCTCACTAATCCTGTAGATCACCTTTTTGATCCTCCTTTCCCGGAACACCTTATCCACTTTGAATTCCGCCGGGGCGAGGAACCCAAGGAGGCCCTGCAAATCTGCCGCGATTTTCCTCTTCTGAAACAAAAATAAACTAGCCTTCTCCCCCAGTCCAGCCATAAGCACATCAGTGAACAATTCAAGCAGGGAGAATTCATTTATGCTGGAGTTTTTCTTGTCCACGAATATGTTCATGCCTTGCAATTTTCTAGCCACCAGCCCAAGGAACATAATCTCATCCTCCATTATGTTTCCTTTGCTCATTTGTCTTATTTTTGCGACCGCTGACTGTGGTTCAGGTTTCCTCAAAGCAAGCAGATAGGTGAAAACTTCCTTGGCCAACGAGCTTCTTATTCTCCTCATCCCACGGCACACCTTGCTACAAAAACTTAGTGGGTTAATGCATGCGAAGTCGTTGTAGCAGTCCCTTTTGTCGTTGGTGCACACCCCGCGGGTAGCGAGAAACACATGATGCGCCCCAAAGCTCTCTAATTTGGTTATGCTCCAACCCCTTAATCTTGAATCCTCAGTTTTTGAGGTCGTTAGTAGCCAGGGGTTTGTGGGCTGCACGTAAGATCCGGACGCTTTGCCATCTGGGAACCACCGGAAGCTACCCTGGCCTTCATCCTCAAACTCATAAAGCTGCGGGTTGAGGGAAAACGGTATTCCCATCTGTATCTCCACAGGGTATACTATGGAGTATATCACCTGCTCACACTCTAAATGCCCTAGAAAATCTTGAAAATTCTCAAGGGACCAATAATGCACCTCATCATGTATGAAGCACACCTCGGCACCCTGAGCCTTTTTAACCAATGCGGGCATGAAGCTATAATCTAATTCCTTGATGAACTCCGTGTAACGCAACGGGTCCTTTGCATGTACAAACCTATTGTAGTGCTCAAAGCTCACGTTTGCTTTGTTATTCTTGAGCACAGCATTTATTTTTGAATTCCTACAAGAAACAAACAAATTCTTTTTCCTAAGGTAATGGGAAAAAACGTTAACTAAAATGTGATTTTCCAACATTTTTGATATTGGATGTGAATGGCACCGAAAAGAATTCACTGAAGTGTGGACCCCAATGCTAGACAGGTAATCTCTGATGTGATCCTCGACATAATAGTCGAACAATCCATCAGACCTTACTTCTGCTGCAAGAAGGCCACTGGTTTTCAGTTTCTTAATCTCGGCAACACCCTCCTGGTCACCATTAGAAAATAAAGTAGCGCAAGCTACCCTGTGAGAAGACACTGAGACAGACATTTTATAGGTGTACAGTGGTTCTTGGAAATCTAATGGTGGAAATCTTTCATC